TGATATGATTAAGTCCTCTTACAATAAGTTGATTATCATACGAAGTGCAGTACCAACTAGAGATATAGGCTTTCTCCCAGGTAACGAGAAAGAAAAAAGTGCGATCTATGAAGAGCCGTACAAAGATATATGCGTAGAATTGTTTCAACGAGGAGACGCATATGAAATACTAAAAACAAAAAGTCTAGTAAATTTTATGACTACTTCGTTTATTCGTGGTGTCACACTAAGAGACGCAGTAATTATAGTTGATGAGTGTCAAAACATGAGTTTTCATGAATTGGACTCAATTATTACTAGAGTCGGAGAAGAATGCAGAATTATTTTCTGCGGAGACTTCCGACAGTCTGATCTTAGTAAAAATGGACTAAAAGACTTTATTCGCATCGTTAAAGCAATGGATCAATTTGATCTCATTGACTTTGAGATCAAAGACATTGTACGGAGTGGCTTTGTTAAAGATTATATTACCGTAAAAACGAATCTGGGTTTATGAAAGCAGTTATAAGTAACAGGATCTATCTAGAAGTAACGCAGGAGTATAAGGAGGTTCTTAGCAAAGAGCTTACTTATTCTATACCTACGTACAACCCGAAAGATCCACCACAGATTATAAAGACTATGGTACGAATTCGTTCTGATCTAGTTAGTATACCTGTGGGAAGAGTGGACCTAATCCCAGATGATTACGAGATAATCGATAAGCGATTAATACTGCCTGAGGATTTCCCCGACTTTAAGTTTCCTTTGCGAGAGAGTCAGCAAGCTGTTTTTGACGAGATCGAAGACAATGCTATAATTAACGCATGGGTAAGTTGGGGAAAGACTTTTACAGGTTTAGCTATTGCAGGTAAGCTTGGGCAGAAAACACTTGTTGTTACCCACACGGTTCCTTTAAGAAATCAGTGGGCAAAAGAGGTAGAAAAAGTCTATGGATTTAAACCAGGCATTATAGGCAGTGGTCACTTTGATCTTGAGCCTCCTATTGTCATTGGCAATACTCAGACTTTATACCGGAATATTGGCGAAGTGCAGAAGAAGTTCGGGACTGTAATCTTGGATGAGATGCATCATGTCTCGTCTCCAACGTTCTCTAAAATAATTGACAGTAGCTATGCTAGATATAAGATAGGACTATCAGGCACTATAGAGAGAAAGGATGGCAAGCATGTGGTATTCCGAGACTATTTTGGAAGTAAGATCTTCAAACCCCCAAAAGAGAACTTTATGCCACCTACTATCCATATACTTAGTAGCGAAGTTCGGTTTATGGATGGTGCTAATGTTCCATGGGCTAATAGAGTGAATAATCTTACGAACAATGACGAATATCGACACACAGTTGCTATGCTTGCTGCGGCCTACGCCGCAAAAGGGCATAAAGTGCTGGTTGTGAGCGATCGAGTCCACTTTATGAAAGCCTGCGCCGAACTAGCAGGAGAGATCGCGACTAGTGTTACAGGTGAGCTATCGCATGAGGAAAGAGAAGAACGTATGTCTCTTATAACAAGTGGCAAAAAGAAGATCCTTTTTGGTACTCAAGCTATTTTTTCAGAGGGCATATCTTTAAATAGCTTAAGTTGCCTCATTTTAGGGACACCTATTAATAATGAACCATTATTAACCCAGTTGATTGGGCGTGTCATACGAAAAGAAGAAAATAAAAAAGACCCGGTGATTATTGATATACATCTCAAGGGTAATACTGCAAGAAGACAAGCTTCTACACGTATGGGACACTACATGAAACAGGGATATCAAATCAAACAGCTATAAAAAAATAGTTCTTGACAACAAGGTTAAACTTGAGTATAATATATGTTCTTATTTGATTGGATGAAAATTTATGACGCGGCACAGGGTAATGTGCGCGAGGTAGTACGTATTTTCCGGATGCTTGTCAGCAAGCAAATACCGGATAATCGTAAAGATCCTATTTATAAATATTCACATAAAGACTTCTCAGGGGTTGGCTTCATGCTGCACCCCGACGTTCTTCTATACCATTCTCATAAGTACACATATCGTGAGATAGCACAGTACATTTCGCTGTGCTCTTTTCGATCCGCTGTAGATTTTCTCAGCACACAAGATACGACTTTAGATCTGATATTAATACCGGGTTTAGAGCCGGAAACCATCATAAACAACAATAGGCTACTCATGCTAGACGACGACAGAGTGCGTTTTCTATATGAAGAAGTCCCAGCAACGGAGATACATTAATGGCAATTTCATTTAATCAACAGAAGGGCTCAGCCCAAAAATCATCCATTTCATCATTTCAGTATAAAGATGGAGACAACAAGTTTCGTTTAGTAGGCGATATTCTCGCTCGCTATGTATATTGGATCAAAGGTGAGAACGACAAGAACATTCCTTTCGAGTGTTTGTCTTTTGACCGTAACAAAGAAACTTTTAACAATTTAGAAAAAGACTGGATTCGTGAGTTCTATCCAGATCTTAAGTGCGGTTGGAGTTACGCTACCCAGTGTATCGATAACGGCC